ATTAACTAAACCTGTATTTCCAAAAACATATGCAGCTGTTGCTGCACTCAATAAAGTATTTGAACTCCAGTAAATTCTACCTAACGAAGATAAATTTATAGGGGAATAATTTAAGAAACTATTGTTGTTAGAACCATAATCAACCAAGTTAAATATCTCTTTCATATTAGGTAATCTCCAGCCACTTGTGAAAGTTCCAACTGAATAAGAAAGTGAATTATCAACAGCTTGATTCCAAGTATTACCTGTTGCAATTGCTACTCGTGAAAGACCTAATACATTTGTTCCATTATAAGTTGACCAATCAATTACAATGTCATTTGTATATGTCTGACCTCCAAGCTCATCAGTAAATCTGTTGGTGTTACCAAATGGATTATTACTTGCTAATACTGTGAATGATGTTGCTCTTCCAGCCTCAATATCTCCATCATCACCAGTTCTGTATGAAGTAGTTTGACCTGTTTTCATTAGTGTTGCTCCAACAGGTGCAGGAGTGGCTGCTGATTTTATGTCTATTCTTGTACTCATATTATCTACTTATTTCTTCCCAGTCCATTGATGCAAATGCAGTTTCAGTATTTGTACCTGCAGTTAAAATTAGACTAAACTCATAAGTTGTTCCGGTTAGACCATCTCTTTCTAGTTGTGTTGCAAGTAAAGCTGCTCTTAATATATCAACAGATACACTTGTACTTGCTGTAGCTGTAAAATATCCTGATGCTATAGTTCTACCTCCTGCAAACGAAGTGCCTGTTAAGTTATATTCTACAGAAGAGTTTGCTCCTGCACTTACCCAAGATCCACCTGTAGTAGTTCCTGCTGCTACAACTTGCCAATTATAATTAGCTGATGTATTTCCTATAATAGAAATAGCCGTAGCAACAACTATGCCGTCTAGTCTTGTAGATTTTAGTCTTATGGAAACCATTGGGTAAAGTGTTCCAGCAGTTGCTAATGCTCTAGCACTTGTTATAGGAGTACCAACTGCTTGTTGTAGACCACGTAACTCATAACCTCCTTCAGAGATAACTGTAGAGCAGACTTGTTTTAAAACAGAAGAACCGCTAGTACCAGCTGTGTTAAATATCTCATACCGTATTGGTAGGGAAGCAGTTGTAATATAAGTACTAGTAATTAAGTTAGCATGGTGGAAAGTGTGACAAATAATATACTGTCCATTAATTATAAATCCCACACGAACAGAACCTACACCTAGCCATTCAAAGTCAGAAAATAGAATCTGAGCTTTAGTTAAATCTAAAGTAAGTCCTGAAGCACCAGTACCATCTAGTTTATCTCCATTCCAGTTAGCTTGTAATACAGGAGTATTAATAACAGAACCTGTTACAGAAGACCTTTCTACAAATTGAACTGTGGTCCCTACTTGTTCTAAGTAGTAACCATTACCAACTCCATAGTACCCAACACGCTGAGTAAGTCCTGCTTTAGCAGAAGACATTACAAATGTATTAAGTACTAAAAGAGATTTACCAGGCTGATAAGAAAAAACTTTAATTGTCTCTCTTACTACTGAGGAACCAGAGGCTGCTGTAACAGTTAAATCTACAAGTCCTTGAGCACTATTAAATACCGCTGTACCACTTGTAGCGGTAGCTGTAGACCAAAGTCCATTATCATCAAATCTGTGTGATGAATCAAATAGAGTCAAAGGTTGTGATACTCTCACTCTTCCAAATGCATCAGCAAGCATTGGATCATTAGCCAATATTGATTGGTTAGATGAGCTAGAAGTATTTATTATTATACCCATTATAAATAATTATGAGCAACTATTAAAGAAGAACCTACATTAGTAGTGGTATCAAAATAGAATTTACTACCATCATAATAGTTCATAACTCCACCAGCATCCAAGTTTAATGTTTCACCTGGAGCAAGATTAGTGTAATTTAATCCACCATCTGTAGAAACTCTAGCATTAGCAGTCCCCACACTAGCAAAAGAAACAGATAACACTATTGGGAAACCGCTAAGATCACCATCTGTATTAGTATATTTTCTAAATTGTGCAGATATTAAAACATTTGCTTGTTCATCAGACAATACAGTAGAAACTGAGTTATCATTATTTTGTTGACCTAATGGAGCTTTAATAGCAACATTAAATGTTGAACTAATTATACTTTGAAGTCCTTGTAGAACTTTCCACTGGAATGGTAGATTATTACCCTGGTTTCCGGTGTCTTTTAAATTTCCTATTGACATGGTTAATTAAGTGTATAAAGTTCATAATAAACATATAATGCTCCGTCCCAGTTATTAGCACCGGCTACTGCAGGGTTGGCATTGAAAAGATTAAATCCTAAACCTGTAGGTAATGCTCCTGTAGAAAGTAAATAAGGTATAGCATTATCAGTTGCAGCTGCTTTATAATATAAAGAGTACTGTACATATATATTATCTCTGTTAGCTACTGATAAGTCTAAGTCCAGATTATTAATAAAAAATTCTACTGAACTTGCAAAAGAAGGAGTAGGTGTTAAAGGTACAGATGTACCCATACCAGTGATATCAATAATACCACGGGGAGTATCTACTACTACAGTATTAGTAGTTGATCTATCCAACTCATAATGTTTAGTATTACCTATATTACCCGCCTGCACTGCATCTTTAAGAGGCATAGCATAAGTCTGATACTGATCATCTCTTCTATTAAACCCTACATTAGCACCTAATGCTACTAGGTCTGTGTTAGGATCTACAGCTTTAGTTTTAATCAGACCTGCTGTTTTTAAATATAGCCAGTTTAAAATATCCATGATTATTTATTTTTTAATTATACTGCTGCTATACTTATTGTTCCACCATTTGCTACAGATATTCTATATCTTGTTCCATCTGGTGAGGATAGTATAACACCTTTACCTGGTTCTTCTACTTCTATGTCATTATTTTTAAGTACAAGACTTGCTTGTGTGTTTGTTGCTAATGCATTACCTATTGTTACTTGACCATTAGCTTGAACAATTAATCTGTCAACACTAGAGGTTGAAAATCTTATTGAAAAAGCTCCAGTTTGAAAATATGATGAATTAGGTATAGAATGAGATGAAGGAGCTACACCGTATTGCAATGTTGCAAAGTTTGTTTGTAATGAATTGAATACAGTACCACCTGCTGTTGTGTTTCTTATTAATTGACCAAATCCTGTATTAGCATTAATAAATAATTTAAAAGTTGTTGTTGGTGTGCCATTAATACCAACATTACCTAGTCCATTATGAGTTAATCCACTTGATGGTGCCCATGAAGCACCTGTCCACCACTGTGTTTGACCTATTACTGTTCCTAGTGTTCCTGATCCTGATGGTCCTTGTATACCTTGGATACCTTGAGGTCCTTGGGGTCCTGTAGCACCTTGAGATGCTAACAATGCCCAATTAGTTGTATCTACATCTGGTGTAATTGCAGATGGTCCTACGTTAGCAATACAAAACCAAGATGCTCCGTTATATCCTACTGCATCATCTACAACATATGTATTTAAAGCAGACCATGCACCTTGCCAGTTTAATCCTGCTGGACCTACTGGACCTGGTACACCTTGAGGACCTATAGGGCCTTGTGCACCTGAAGGAATTGCTAAAGCTACTTGAGCTGTAAAGTCTTGTACTGATATAGCACCTGTTAAGTACTCATCATCTCTTCTACCATCTTTAAGTGCAACAGGTAATAGAGATTTAGCAGGATCTACAGATGTTACTTGTCTGCGTCCTCTGATCCAAGAAATAAAATTTAAGATATCCATGATTTATTTATTTAGTTATTAATTATATATTATACACCAGTGTATGATACGGTACATGTATTATTGATTAAGTATTCAATTTCAAATGAGACATTTACCTCAATAGTTGTTGCAGGTAGAACTGTAAGTGGACAAGGATCTACCTTCAGTTCAAGTATAACTTCTACATTATTACCCACAACATTATATGTATGTTCAAATGTAATCTGAGCATAGTTTAATCCACTTAGGGTACTTAGATCAGTTACAGTATTAAATAATCCAAGAGGTTCTACTTTTTGTTTTAATGATATTCCTGGTACATCTGCATATGCAACACCAGAAGTTTTCCATGGATAAATTCCAAAGTTTGATAAACCAAATCCATTTTCTACAAGTATTGTTCCTAACGGAACTGCATAACTTCCGGCTGATTGTAAAACCACAGACCCTCCAACTTTCCATCCTGATAAATTTTCAATAGGTAAATTAGGATCTATGCTATGTAAATCTTCAACCTTCAGACATGTACTGAGCATGCTGGGTTTAATAACATAAGGTATTTGAGAAGAAGTAACTTCTGTACTATACTTGTTTGAGTCATTACATGCTGGCAAAAGCAAATTCACATTGCTTGCCAATACTTCAATAGATTGATTATTATATTGCCAGGTATATGGGAATAATGGAGTAGGCATTGTAATTACATTTATAATATACTATAATATACAAAAAATATTTGATATAAAAAAATCCTTAGCTAAAAAACTAAGGATCTTTTTGTTTGGAGAGCATGTAGGTTAAAACATCAAGCCCATGAAGAATGCAATAAAGAGCATTACAGTCAATGTTAAATTAGCATATTTCTTTCCCTCTGGGTCTTCTTCCCAGACATTATGTATTTTGTTATACAAAGGCTTACTCATAGCATTGTTTACTAAGAATAAAAAACCAATGACTATTACACCAAATATAAACAGGATTCCTTTCAGTATCATAGTGAGTCAATTCTTTTTTGTAAATATACTAAAGCTTTTTCTAAATCTTCTTTTTCTGTAGAAATATTTTTCTTACCTGCCCGGGCAACATACTTAACTACATTGCCTAGGTAAAAGTCTTTGTCTAGTCCCCAAGCTTCTAGTACTTGGAATACCTCATATATATTATCCTTGCCACCATAATACTCCGGCCGGGGTCCTTTATCTGGTTCTAGATTGAGCACTCTATCTGTAACATCAATAAGAGTAGCTCTTATTTTATTATCCTGACTCATGACTTACCACACTATAATTACGTCACCTTCATTAAGAACAAGCTTTATACTTCCATCTATTTCTATTCTCTCTACTTGTTCCATGTTAAGTGCTGAGGTTCTTACATATACTTGATCACCTTCCTTTACTTCTTCTACTTTATCTCCTGTGGCATAAACTGTAAGTTTACTCCAAAGCTTAGCAGCCTCTTGCATCATTGCCTCTTCATCTTTAGCAGACAACTCAAGTCCTGACTTCTTTCTTTCCGGTACACTCAATAAAATTGTCCGACCTCTTAATAACTTAAATGGTTTCATGTTCATTTATTTTTTAGAGTTAATACTTTTACTACTGACATGGATGCATTTAATATCTCACCTAATGCATGGTCAAAGAGCAGACTTTTTAACGGACCTCTTTCTACCTCATAGTCTTTCTTTAAGATCTCAGCCATCTCAGCTGCTAATAACTTTACTTTAGTTACTGTGGTATCATCTAAGTTATCTGGATCTAATCCCATTAACTGATGTCCAAATGGGATGATCTTGTGCTCAAGTACTTCTGGAGCTTGATCTGGTATAGCATATACCGGTTTCTTTTCACTCATATTGTTGGTTTTAAAAATTTACGCATCATACTTTTGGTTAGTGGTAGTAGAAGATGGTACTTTCTCTACCATAGGAGGATCTTCTGACAAGAGTGTAAACTTAATCTTCTCTAAGATACCTATGATATGTGGATTGCCATAAGCACCCTCATTAACTCTTACCTCCAAACCTCCTTCTGTTTCTGTGATAGAAACAATCACTGTATCTTTTTCCATATCTAATATTTTTAATAGTTCATCATATACCATCCTAGCCTCTAAGTTAGACCCTGTCTTTTCTGCAACAAGCAACCATAACTTT